GTTATTGTGTCCATTGGTTAGCCATTGCTTTGGCGATTCCTAAAAACGTTTTACTTCTATTAGTGCTACCATTTGCAAAACTCTTTCCTTTATAGTTTTTCTTTTCAAGTCTACCACCACCACCATTTATGTATGGCTGGTATTCTATCAAAATGTTTGTAGGCTCTAATTTAGGAAGTCCCTTTAACCACAAATAAGTTCTTTTACTAAATGGGTCTCCATATTCATAGGGTTGTATTACTTGTGTTTTTTCTGGAAGCCCTATAACCTTCATAGGCATAGGGTTTTCTATTGCTATCCTTGGACAATCTGCATTGTAAAACAACATAAAAAACTCTTTAGCCTTTATGGCTTTTTCAAATCTTATAGGGTCTATGTTTCCTTTAGTCGGGTACATTCTAACCGCCCCTCCATTTGTCATATAGGTGCAAGGAGGAAAAGCAATTACCATATCCCATTTCTGATTTAATAATTCAGCTGCATCTTGTTGTAAATGGTATTCTGGATAATCTCCACTACAAGGCTCTAAATCGCAACTAAACGCTTCGTGTCCTAAATCTCTTAATTCTTTTGTAACCGCTTGGGATTCTTCACACGCTAATAATATTTTCATAATTATAATCCGTTTAAATAGGTTAATACTCTTTTTAGCTTGTTGTAAGAGTGTCTATTGTCTGCTATGTATGCTAAGTAGATTTGATTCTCCAAAATCTGTATTACTTGTTCTTTTTCCATATTACATTTTTTAATTGTATTTCACTTAGGTAAATTGTTTCGTTATTGTCTAGTATTGTGAATAAATAAGTTTCATCTATTTTAAAACCTCTGTATTCTATTTCAATACCTTTATAAATTCCTTTTTCCATATCTGTTTTTAGGTTATTGTTCCTTACAAATATAAACATTATTTGTTAATTAAAAATAATAAAATGTTAAAATTTTGTTAAAAAAAAAGAGAGGCTAATGCCCCTCCTTAATATTGTCCGCTTCTATTTTTTGTAGATGCCGTATATGTTCTATCTCTCTTTCTAAATAGTCTAATGCTTTTAATAAGTCTTGTAATTCATTATCTTTTTTACCAGCTCTTATTATATACTTTAATATATTGCCTCTGTTAAAAGACAGCTTATAGTCTTGTATGATATCTATAACGTCATAAGTAGTAGCAGAATAATATAGTTTGTTTCCTTTCATTTTTTTTTTATTTATTTTTTTGTCTAAGTAAACGTACATTTCGGGTAAACTTTTTCTTTTTATATATAAATCACTCGCCCAAGCAGCCTTTGTTAAATCATCAATAAAATTTATTGTTGGTAAATACTCAGAAACTATTTGGTAAATGTGATTAAAAGTTAAATTTTCTTTCATTTTTTTGTTTTAATTTCTTTGGTAATATAGTAATCTATAAATTTTAATTCATTGCTTTCAAAATGTTTTTCAAAGTCATCTTCGTCTATGCAAAACCTATAATAAATATTTTCAGTAACATCTAATATTTTAAAATTATAAGTATAGGTAGGAACTCTAAATTTATCCCAATTAGTTTTAAATTTTTTATACTTAAATTCGTATTTTTCTTTTATTATCATAATAGTTTTATTCCTTCTTTAATGTTTAAATAAGTAACTTCTTTTTCTATTCTATTTGTGTTTGCAAATTGAGTAGTAGCTGGGTTCTTGTTGTTAGTTTCCCATATAGGTTTTATCAAATAAAGATTAAAAGACCATACACCCTCTGGAGTAGAATTAATATAAAAAGGTATATCTAAATGCTTTTGGCTTTCTAACTCCATAGCTAAGTACTTTTTCTTTTCCAAAAGCAAAGTGTCATAGTGTGCCTTCCTACACTTTAACTCTATTCTATGGCTTTCTTTTGGGCTATAACAATCCCACCTAGACATTTGATTTTTAGCTTTTACCAAGTCTGGATAGATATTATCTTTAAGCCAGTTAAATAAATCAGTTTCAATCCAATCCTTCATAAATGTTATTAAGGTCTTTTATCCAGCCTACAATAGTCTTAGGGTTACAGCTACAAGGCGTGTAGTAGGTGTGTTTAAAGTATTTAGCGTGTAGTTCTGATATTAGCTTTACATCTTCAATAGACAAAGTATCATTAGGGCTTTGTGTAAATAGTTGCCAATCTATTAAATCTAGTTTATCCATTTCTATTTATTTTAATTTTATTCCACTTGTCTTTTCTTTCATCACAGCCACAGTCATTTCCAAACAGCTTTTTAACTATCCAAGCTATGCCAGTATATTTTGTTATAAATGCCACTAAGTCTCCTAATCCCATATCTATTTAATTAGTTCGTAGTCTTCGTTACTATAATCATCCCAATCTTCTTGAAATTTATCTCTAAGGTCTTGTTTAACGTGCTTTAATGTATGGAAGATACTTACAAAGCTAATATCTGTTAAAGCTGCTACACCTCTTATAGATAGGTCTGAGTCTCTGTACATCTCAAATATCTTACCATCATACCAATAGCTTTCTTTGTTTTCTGCTTTAGCTTTGTTTTGCAGTTCTAACATATAGCTGTCTATTAAGTCGCATATCTTTTGGAAGCCTTCTTGTTCACTTGTATCTGAATCGTCTGAAAACTTATAGTCTTGTATAGGTATTTTAATGTACTTTTTTTGCTCTTTTTTTAAAGTGTAAAGAATACTTTTTATAACAAAAAAAACATAGCCCTTATTTACTTTGCCATCAGTTATTATCTTGTCTGGATTAGCGTATTTATAAATCTTTAAATAAGCCTCTTGTACTATATCTTCTGCATAATCTCCACCACCTAAACCAGCAGCAGTAGCAACCCATTCTTTATGGTGCTTTGCAATTATATTTAAAAAACTAGAATCTTTTATTCGGTCTCCCATATCATAGTGAAAGTAACAAACCCAAAACAAAACTGAATTGTATGCTCACTACCACCTTCTTCAAAAAGTTCCTTGTTGTATAAACAACCTACCATAAAACCTTTTACTAAACTGACAATAAACATAGAATCCTTCTGAATTGAATAAATTATACTTACTAAAAATACAACAAAAAATGTTAAAAATATGTTCATAATTAAAATGTGTTTGGCTTTAATATATCGTAAAAATCTCCCTCTACTACTGGCAACCCTACCTTGTTTACTTTAAAGCTAAAGTTTTCAAAACTAAAGCCTCTGGAGCGTTTGCAGCTTACTGTTACTAAATCTCTATTAACTGTATTAAGTTCAAGTTGTATTTGTGTTTCTGCTTTTTTTTCTAGGAAACTCCCTAAATGTCCAGTCGGTTTATCGCTTCCAAAGTTACTATGTATTACAGTAACTATATGACAGTTTAATTTAGCCGACCATCGCATTATTTGCTGCGTTACTTTGTTACTTTCTTCTATATTATTTACATCACTTACAAGGTCTGCTATTCCATCTATAACCACAACCCCTATATTATTTCCGTCTAGTTTGTCAAATAAAATATATTCAATAAAGTCTATTCTTTCTTTGTAACTTAATGCTCTAAGTCCGTATGTGTGGTAACACTCGTTACCCATTTGAGTCATATCTAAAACCCTTTTAAATACCTTTTGAGCGTGGAAAGTGCCTTGTTCGGTATCAAAGTGTATTAAGCATTTACCGTCTCTGTGACCTTTTAATTCTCCGCCAAAACCATTTAAAGAACCTTTTAAATAAACAGCACTAAGCAATGATATAAAAAAAGTCTTTTTACTCTTTGGTGGTGCTTGTACAAAACTGAAATTACCATACGTACCAATAGGCGTTGGATAGCTTTTTAAGCCCTTGTTAGTCTGTATTGTAAACTTTCCCATAGATATTGCCATTGGTGGGTATTCCACCTCTTTAGTAGCGTCTATGTAGCACTCTTGTTCAAGGAGTTGCATATACATTCTGGTTTCTTCTTTTTGGTCTGTCATTTTTTTTAGTAAAGTTACTTATATCGGTTAGTTGTATGTAATGCGGTTGGATAATCGTTCAAATGCTACATCATTACGTAACCGCACTACAAGCCTTTCGGCACACAACATATTACCTTCTTATATTAGATAAGGGTATGTAAATTAAATTTTCATAATCAAATGCCTTTGGCAGTTTGCCTATTGGTTCTACATTTACTGTAATATAAATATCTTCTTCTTTTTCCTCAAAGTAGTAGTCGTTTATTTCTAAATCAATTATTTTACACCTAATGTCAATGTCATTACCTTTGTCATCTTCAGCTATTGTAGCTGTTACTGTTTGTCCAATTAGTTCTCTTAAATCATTCATTTTTGTAAATTTTATTTTGTTAATTATTAGTTAAAAAAAAGGGGCTGTTACACCCCTTTAAATTTAGAAAGATAAATCATCTGTTACTTCAATTTCAGCTGCTTTCTCTTGGTCCTCGTAAACTGCTTTCACACAAGTTCCATCAGTCCATACTACCTTGCCATTTCCAAGATAGGTTTTGTTCTTTTTAGCTTCCCTTTCTTCTTTGGTTTGGGAATCATAAACAGAAACATTCTGTCCATAAGGATTGGTGTCGTCATTTACAGATACCGTAAAATTGTAATACACCCCTTTTTTACCAGTTACAAATTTCTCTTTTGGTAGGTCTTTTACGTTCAAGCTAATGTTTAATAATGCACTCATAATAATTGATTTTAAAATTGATTAATTTACTTTTAATAATTCGTTTTTTACTTCTGTACTTAATTTGTATTTATCCATAATTACTTTGATGTTTCCACCATCTGCCAAGTATTTTACTGCCTTAGCGTAAGCTGGGTCTGTTTTATTTAACCAAGCCTTTTCGTCTTTTTTCTCTGGTACGTTTGTAGCATCACTATCTTGGGTATCGTCAATAAGCAATAGGTTACCTAAAGAGTACTTTTTAGCGTAGCTACTAGCACTTCCAAACTGTTGTGGCGTTTGCATACCTTTTTGGTTTAAATCAACCCCTACAATAGATGAAGCCTTTATTTTTGTTTCTCCATCTGATATAGTAGCGGTGCTTTTTATAATTGGCAAAACGCTATCGTATTGTAAAGTTTCGCTAATTGTAAAGTAAATGCCATACTTAGCGTTAAACGGTTTAAGTGCTTCTAGTATATCTTCTGCACTTCTAAAGTTGTACTTACCAAAGCTGTTAAATCTGCTTTTTTTAGATTTAAACTCCTCTTGGATTTTGCTTAATTTTTCTGATAATGTCATCTTCTACTTTTTTAAATTGTTCTAAAATTGTTTCTTTGTTTTTAAGCCTAAATTGGCTTTCGTATAAATCCATTTCTAAATCGTTAAAGTACAAAATAGTATCTAACATAAATAAAGAAATTTCTTTTAACTTTTTGTTCTTTGGCTGCTTCTTTAACGCTTCGTCAATATAAGCATTAATTTCTAGCCATTTGTCTTTATACTGATTTTCCGTAAAAGACATCTTGCTGTACTATTTTTTTATAATCCTTTGGGCAATCTTTGTCGCAAAGTTCATAAATGTAAGTCTCTAATTCTGCTATTCGTTTTTCTAACTTAGCTTTGTCATCTATAAAAGCTAATATTCTAGCCTCTTTGTATTGTAGTAAATCGTATCCCATAACTATTTTTTTCTTCTGTTAGCGTTATAATTTTCAGTAGTTTCTTTATCTCTTTTGCCTCTTTCATTAACCGTAAATCCAGTAATAGTATTAAGTCCTAAATTCCACCAGTCTCTTGCTTGTGGTTCTTTTTGTGTTTTACTCATTTGTCTTTTCATTTTATCTATTCTT